GCAGGCCCTAATCCTAAAAATCCACCACCACCCATACTATTCTCCCATCCTTGTTTTTAAGGGGCATCGGATGTTGAGAAACCGACACTCCTCTTTACGCATTGCCATAATTACCAAATCCCCTTCCATGTGGGCATCAGGTATTTCAGCTACAACCTTAAAGCCCAAATGTCGGTTTAACTTTAGGGCATCCGTGTTATCAGCACAGATTTGCCCTAGTATAACGCTAAGTCCTAGTTTATTAAAGGGGTAATCAAATACCGCCCATATAAAATCCTTACTTGCCCAATGGTCACCAACGCTACCAATGTGTATCTCACACGCCTTTGGCATGAAGTTTGTATAGCCAGCGACAGCCACTAAATTGCCGTCTTTTAATTGACCAATACATTGGGTGGTTTCAGGTAGGGGAAAGTTCAATATCCGTACCAGCCATTCCCCCAAATATTGCTGGTTTTCAGTAGTAACTGTTCTCACCTACAATACACCCCCTGCTTCCATAACATAGTCGGTTGATGCCCAATGAAACTCAATGCCTTGCGATGCCACATTTAGGCTTACTGAGCCTGCGTAGCCAATTCCTGTAACACCTTGCCAAAACTTAGTCACAACTAGGTTTCCACCCCAATTTGCGTCATCCCAAAGGGCTGTATCCCACACCCCAATATCAAGGGTTTGTGGGTTAAATCCTATTTGGCTAGTTAATGGCACGGTGTCAAAATCAGTAGAAATACCGCATAAAACCGTAGGTAATCCGTTGTCGGTCTGTAGGATGGGGCGAACCATCGTAAAGCGTTTTAGCTGACCTCTGCGGTCAAAGTAAGAATAAGCCTGTTGCACAAAGCCGTTAATATTTTGAGAATCATCGGCAAAACTGTCGTAAAAACGAGCTACATAGCCGTTTCCACCAAAATACATATCGTCACCGCTTAGTTCCCAACAATTAGCCAAAACATCGGTAAAGCGTGACCATGACTTTGTAATATTGTGCATTACATACTGTTCTGAGCCACCAGTTACAGGCACATTCAAAATCAGCATATTGTATTTGGCAAAGTAATTCATCTGCCAACCGTAGTTGGATGCGTAAGTATCAGCCGCTTGGCTAATGGCGTAGAAAATCTTGTCAGTAATGTTGACACGGGGGTCTAAACGGGTAGATTGCAAGCCTGCCGATAGGGGTACAAGCCCATCTTCGGTCAAAATTAGCATATCGCCACCAAATTTAAATACGCATTTACGGGCAAAAGTCTGTCCGATGTTCCAAAGACCTACCAAAGACCAATCATTTGGGTCGGAAGGGTCAGAACCCTTGTAAACAGCGACTTCTCCGTTACTTGTAATGAAGGCGGCTAGGTCATCAACGCCATAACCAGCGTCAATAGTCCATGTTCCCATCGCTTGTAGGTAGCCACCCTTCTTAAAAATACCACCAAGCGGGAATTTGGTTGCTGCACCGTTAATCGAATCAACAGGCAAATACCAAAAATCTAAGGAATTCTTCTGTACAAAATAAAGTCGCTCTTTAAAAAGGTTTACATAGGCAAATGTATTGGAATTTACCCCTGTTACATAATAATCAATGGTGTAAGTACCTACGGTTGTGGCATCTCCGCTTGGTGCAGTAGCCATTGTGTAAGTAAAAGTCGTTGCACCCGTGACTGTAATGCGATAAGTGCCGTTAAATTCGGCTGGAATTGCTCCTGCAACCGTCACCGTATTGCCAGTTATCAGGTTATGAGCCGATGCAGTCGTTAAAGTGGCAGTTAAATTGCCTGTGCCACCCCTAGTAATTGTAGAAATGGTCTGTGCTGTATTGGTTGTGGCACTTCTTGACCATCGTGTACCATCATAAACGACCATTGGGTCAACACCGTTGACAGCAGGCATAAACGAACCACCAGCCGTAGTAATAATGGCATGAATCCATTTACCATCGGTATTACCAGTAAGGCTTTGGGTTGCCGTAGAAGTGCTTACATCCCAAATCGTATTTGTAGTTGAACCAAACAGCTTATTAGTGGTTGGGCTACTGTAATTCATTAGCGACAATACTTCGCCAGTAATGCCTGTAGATACTTTTGTGTAACCTTTTCTAAGCGTTACATCCGTAGGTGTAGGAAAGAAATTGACCATCTGAACCGCATCTAATTGGTTCATTTCTGCCAAAGAATCCCTTGCGTTCCACCCCCCAATAGGGGATGGCAAGGAAGCAGTCATAGCCCTTCTTTGCTGTGGTACTGCCATAATTAAGTTCCGTAGCCCGTATCGGGGATGTTAGCGTAACCAATAAGCACTTTGGTCGGGTAAGGTGCAAACGATAGATTTGGAGCACCTTTGTCGTTGGCTTTGGCTACATTCAAATAACGGAAATAGTCTTGTTGCAACGCAGTAGTATCAAACGACTTAATTTGGAAGTATTTAAGCTTTGTGCCTAGCACCATAATCGTATCGTCAAATATGGTTGTGTCGGTATCGGCAGTAAAGCTATTCTTTACTTGGTCGGTTGCACTTCTAGCCCATCCCTTAGAACGGTACTCAAAGCCTAAATACTCTTTTGTGTTATATGGTGGCCAAATTTGGAACTTATTGCCTAGAATACGCCACCTAATGCGTGGGCCTGTTGAGATATAACCTGACTTTAGCCATTGCCATTGTTGGGCATCTTCAGGGCCTAACATCTGCCAATGCTTTGTCTTATCCCAATGGGTGTTGTCCGTAATGTTCTCAAAGTCGGCAGGCAACGGGTATTTGGTCTGTGAAAAGGTAAAAGTCACGCCCGTGTATGTACCACTAGCCAACTGGCTCATTACGATGGTGGAAGTCGTGCCGTTAAAGGTCACGCTTTGCACATAGGTATCTTGGTTGATGCCCGTGCCTGTAATCGAATAATTACTATTCAGGGCGGTAGCGTTGCCAGTAACAATGATGTTATAGCTGTTCTCGCTGACCGTATCGCCTACAAAGGTCACGGTATCGGTATAAAAACGATACTCCAACTCCAAGCCTTGCCAATCATGCTCTTTGACCAAATCGTATCCAGTACGGTTCATCAAAGCCAATACTTGCTGAACATCCTGATTGGTGTTTCCAGCAACATAGGTGGGTACTGCAAGGTTTAATTCAGCCGTTACTTGCTGAACCAGTTGGAGCATCGTTGATGACATATCAGACTTCCTCTACGACTTTTGGTTTACGAGTTCGTGTTTTCTTTTCACCAACTGCCGCAAGTATAGCCGCCATTTGCTCTTGCATTTGTGCGAGCTTCGCATCAGTTTCAGCCTTGATTTTAGCATTTTCCATCTCTTTTTGGGCAAGTTCTTGCTTTAACTGATTAATTTCTTCGGCTCGCTTACTCGCTTCTGCGGTTTCTTCGGCAAGATTTAGGAAGGTTTTAGCCTTATCCCTAAACGCATGGGGTGACATACCCGCAATCATGCCAATACGCTGAAGCTGTAAATCCGATGCGTTAGCAATCGATTCTACGGTCAGAAACTTAATGGCTCGTAGTTCTTGGGCTTGGCTTTGGCTAATTAAAGGCCATTGTTCTACAGGCGTACCGTGTATCTCGCTTGAGGAATCTTGACTAGCCTGATATTGCAACCATTGGCGTGGGAAACGCTGTTTATGGCTTTCCTGTGCGTAAGTGTCAATTTCGGTTAGATTATCCCCTGCGACCATAATGCGTACAAAGTCATAGTCCTTGTAGATTGGTCTGCCTGCTTCGTTTGTTTCATGTTCTAGCTTGACGGCTCGTTTATAAAACTTGACCGCTAGGCGTGAATCTGCATCTTGGGTATCGCTATCAATCATAAAATCTCCTAAGTGGTTAGAAGTACAACGGTTAAAGAAAAAGGGCTACCCCGATTAAAGGATAGCCCCTTGTTTTTACTACAATTTTTGATTAAACGCTAGTTTTTCCAAACCAACCATAATCACCCGAAACCATTGATTCGGCAGGGGCGATATATGTACCACCAGTTGCGGTAGCCGCAAAAGTGGTCGTATTAATCGAAACATCGGTTGCACCAGCAGCAATCGTGCCGCCAGCTTTAGCGAATACATAACGCAAACCATCAGAACCAAAAGTTTGTGAGCCGAGTGGGCCAAAACTTGGGATTCCAATAACGGTTGTGCCGTTGGTGTATTCAAAGGATTCAGGCGTAATGGTTTCTAAATCAACGCCTGCGATAGGGAGTACTGAATAAGCCATGATTATTTCCTTTTTCCAAATTAGGTGGTCAAAATACCTTGCAACTGTGCGTTGCTGGTTGTAAGATTGCCAGCCCAGCCCATGAGCTTCACGATAGCGTCTTGATTTATAGCTTGACGCTCACCACCGATAGGTACGAAGTTACGCTCTTTGTGTGGGCGGAAGAAGATGTAATTGGTGTTCAAGAGATACATATAGTTTGCGTTCTCTTGGTTACCAATACCACCACCGAGTACTACATCAGCAGATGTACCGCCACCGTAGAACTTCAAGGATGCGAAACCAGCCGCACCGCTTTCTTCGGTAGTAATACGCTGAATAGCTTGCAATGCACCTACGAAATACTGATATGCGGTGTTACCAGCAATGTAAAGGTCAGCCTTGTCAGTTCCACGAATCTGCTTGATAGCAGCTTCGGTCATTTTTGCCAAAGTGTTGCTAGAGGTCAAGCCTGTGGTTACTTGGTTCTGCCAAAAAGACCAGTTTGCACGGTTAATACCACCGTATGTGCCAGTTGTGGGGGAAGTAGAAACTGCGGCAGCTAGACCGTCAATGTTCTTACCACCGTTACCAGTACCGTCACCATAAAGGTCACCCGAAATGCGGTTCAAAAGGCGAGCTTCAGAAACTTGCATACGACCATCTAAGAGGTCAATGATTGCTTCTTTTGACGAGTTTTGGAGCATTTCCAAACCGCTCATTGTTACAGCAGCAGCGTACTGAGCAATCTTATACTGAGCAGCCGAGATTGGGCTATCAGGAGCAATGTTCAATACTTCATATCCGCTATAGGAATTAGCGTTGTTGGTGTTGGGGTCGTTGTACATGATTTCTTCCAAAATCACATTACCGCCTGAGAAGGGGCGTACATTACCCTTAGAGTTGAGTCGTTGCAGAATCGCATTGTTCTGCGTTAAGTTATCAGCCAATTCACCGCTACGACTTTGAATGGTGGTAGCGATAATATCGGTGATTGCTGAGTTAGCAAATGCCATGATATTTCCTTTTTAAGTTAATTAAAGCCTACCGCTCTCTGCATCCATCAAACTTGCCATCAACAGAGAACGCCTGTCCTTTGCTTCGACTTTCGCTTGAACCCCGTTAGGTGTAACGGATTTCGGGCTAACAGCCGTTGCTTTAGCTCGTGCTACTTGCGATGCCTTAGACGCTTGTTTGCGAGCATCGGTCAGGAGTCGTTCCTGTTCCTTTGCCCAAACTTCGTCATTCAGGCGCACAGCTTTGGCATAAGCCGATTCAAGGTCTTGGGCCTTTCCTAACTCAAGTAATTGAGCCATTTCTTCCCTAACCATGTCAAAGTGCGGAAACCGCTCTTTGTTACTTCTTACACGCTCGATTTCACCAGCCAAGCGTGATTGTTCTTCTTGCTCAAACCTTGACTTTATCGTGCTAACCTCTTGATTAACTTGATAAAGTTGTTGCATCAACTGTTGGGTATAAGCATCAACTGGTTGTTGCGGTTCGTTAATTTGATTTAAGTTTACTCCATAATCTTGTGCAAGTCTATGAAACATTTGCACTTTTTGTTCATACGGTGCTTTGGTGAGCATCATGTGTGCTCGGCCTAAATTATTTATCCATGCGGCTGGGTGGATTCCTTGTGCTTGGAGTTCAGGTATGAATGGATTAATCGCTTCCTCAAGAGCCTTTGCTCGTTCCGCTTCCGCTTTATAAACGCTAACGCCCTTTTTAAATTCGTTTTCTCGTTGGTTAAGGTATTCAAGATGTTTTCTGCTTTCTTCAGGTGTGAGTGTTTCGCCTTTAGCTATCTTATCCCATAAAGGTAGAAGGTCTTTCTTCCAAGTCGTAGGCTTTGGTATATCTCCCACCGTAGGCTGTTCTTCGGGCAATTCGGCTTCAGTCGCATCTTCTGTAGAATCCTCAACGCTCGTTTCCTCTGCCACCGTTTCATCTTTAGCGACAAACTGTCCCTTCTCATTCCGAGCAGGTTCGTCTTGAGATACTTCCTCTTGCACTTCCTCATGTTCTTCCTCAGTTTCTAAGGGTTTACCCTCATCTTCTACAGGTTCTAATACTTCCTCAAGTGCTGCTTCTAACATCTCTCTGCGGTCTGCCATGTCTGCTCCTTAACGATAGTTTAGTTTGGCGTAAGCAAGCTCGGCAATCTTGCGTTTACGGGTTTCTTGGTCTTTACGACTAAGTTCTACAGGCTTGTGCTGTAACGGCACATCGTTACCAAGCTCAATCATGCGGTGCTGTTTTAGGTGTTCTCTGTGGTGGCTACGGCTTTTAATCCATGTGCCATCGACTTGAGAGATATAGCCTTCAATGTCTGACATCACCATTGGGGCATCACGGGCGGTCATTTCTTGCTTTAAACGCCATGCTTCTTCAGCTTCGGGCGTTCCTAGCGTGTATCCCCAAAAATCTAGGTATTTCTCTTTGTCCGACTTAAATTCCACATGGTTGCCTTCCGAGTAGCCACATTTAGGGCAAATCATAGTTTCTCCAATAAACTCGGCAATTTTTGCCATTCCTGTTGTCTTAGTGGCACAACGCTGTCATACCACACCCCATGCTTCCATCGCCAACAAATGTAATCATCTTCAGGCAATAGTAAGAAACACTTAACCCCTAAAGCACCAGCTAGGTGAGCCGTAGCCGTATCGGGGGCTACCACCGCTTTCATCGCCTTCATATGGCAAGCGGTTTTGTAAAAGTTTTCTTTCCACCCATCGGGGGGCAAAGGTTGGAATATGTCATCTGTAGCAAGATTTAGCGAATACACATCGTTGCCAAGCATATCCCGAACCACATTGACATCAATGGATTTGACATAGTGAAGTGGGCCTGTACTGGCGTGCCAATTAACCCCTACCTTGCGTTCAATATGGCTTGGAATGGCGTTTAAATAGCCCTGAGAGCCTACGATATGCTCACGGGTGACAGGGAATGACTGCCGTACATACATGGGGGCGTGTAGGGCGAAAAAAGGTAGGCTCATGCTACCGACCCAGTAATCCGCTTCTAAAGGTCTGCCCTCATCACGGATGCACGATAGGGTATCAATACAGTCCATTTGCCCTAATAGTTGCATTAAAGACTTATGGCACATGACCGACACTTCCTCTGCTCCCCAAGCCTTTAGCATGGGTAAAAACCTTGCAAACTGAATAATGTCACCAAAGCCTTGTTCCATTTGCACGGTAATGTGTTTACCGTATAGGCGTTCACCGTTCCATTTGGGGGCTTTTACCCATTTATCCCATTTTTCCCCAGTTGCTTCCCTAGTTTTGGGATGCCAACGAAATTCATAGAGCCGAAACCCTGATTGGTAATGCCCCATGTGGAGCAAATCTAAGCCTTTTTTATATTGGGCGTATGGTGTCATGCGTTTCTCGCAAAATCTTTATGAAATTTATCTCTTGCTTCATATGCAACTAATTCAGCTAATTCAAAATCTTTAAAATCCTTTGAATAAACTAATTTTTTGTTAGCTTTAACTTGAACTTTCCACGCAGATTTATGTTTATCCCAACAAACATTTTTTACATTTAACTTATTATTTTTATTAATTTTTCTATTCATGCCATTAGTGCTAATTGTGGCAGGCCGTAAATTATTAATATTGTTATTTAAAGGATTACCATCAATATGGTCTATGTATTTTGGCAAATAGCCATGATGTAGTAAAAACACGATGCGATGAACGGCTCTATATTTATTTTTAAAATAAACACGCCTGTAACCTCTTGAATTTACATTGCCCGCCAATTTATCGTCTTTTACTCGATAAAGTTCGTTGTTTTTGTAATAAAAGGTTTGCTCTAATTCTGATTTATTCATTAAACAAGCAACAATATAGCGGTTTCATCATCCAAATCAGCTTGTCTTTGGGCTTCGAGAATCGCTAACTGTGCCGATATATAGGCTTGTTGCTTTCTAAGTTCTACCGCCCTAGTTAACTTGCTGCGTTGGTTCTCAAGGTAGGCGATAGACTGCTCTAGTTCTGTAGTATCGACTGACGGTATATCAGCCTTAACCTCTTGAATAGATTGTAGTTTATTTTTCTTAACTTTTGCAACAACCTTTGGTGGGTCGATTGCATCACGCAGTTGTTGTTTTCTGCGTTTCTTAGCTTCTTCTTGTGCTTTGTATAAAGCCAGTTGTTTAGCCCGAATCTTCTTGTCTAAGTTTCTAGCTCTGCGGATTTCTTCCTCAGTAAATCCGTCATGGGTATCAATTCCTGTCGGGGTTGGTGCTGGCCCTGTTTCACCTATAAGCAAAGCTGTGTCGTTATTGTCGGTGGTGATAATGACACCTTCAACCCCGACTTCGCCTGTAAGCGATGCGGTATCTGTGCCATCTGTAGCACTTAGTACGCCATTGACGGCTACTGCACCCGTAAACTGGTCGGTATCAGGGCTATCGGTGGTATCAATTACCCCGTCAATCCTGTTTGCACCGCTTAATAATGCGTAATCCGTGCCATCGGTAGTCGAAATGACACCAGCAACGGCTACTTGACCACTAATTGTGGCGTTATCGTTGCTATCTACCGCATATAAGACACCCGTAATGACGGGTAAGCCAATATCCGATATTGCATTTTCGGAAAAGGCATTAAAGCCTAGCATTTTTAGACGGTTTCTTCAGTATTTTCTACTGGTGGCACATAATTTGGGTCTTTTGCCCATTGAATAGCTGGCAAAGCTTCCAATTCAGCAACCGTAGTACAAGCATTAATGGCAGTTACGCCAGTTTGGGCTTGTGTGCGGATTTCTGCTCGCCATGTATTCCATGCTGGCTCGACTTGGGTGCTAGTTTCTACCGCTTTTACGACCATCCAATCGCTTGGCAACAGGATTGTGTAGGCGGTTTGATTGACTTGAGCCACCAAATTAGCCTTGAGGGTCACTATATCCTTTGGGGTAGCCGTAAATGTAATGTCAACCTGATTAGTTTCAGAGTTATACACGGGTGCATTTTGGCTTACCCAGTAATATTGGTCGTTTGGCATAGAAGCATAAACCACATCCACAATCCCAAGTTCTGCTTTTTCTTCAGGAGTGGATAGATTTAGCCAGTTGGCGGGATATTGAACCCCGTTCAAAACAAAAGGGTTGCCCGATTGCAAGAGCATCTCAATTTGTCCGTTTTGTACTACTGCAAAGTTACTCATAATTGCTCCTATCGTGCGTTAGCGTATTTAAAGGGTGATTCGGCAAAACAAGCGTATATGTAAGTTGCTCCACTTTCATTTGTTGGTTCAGAATTAGTGCCAGCCCTTAATTTAAATCCGTTAGACAATATATCCATCTGATTGTATAAATTAGAACCATTATCTTCAGCATCGGATGAATTTGGGGATAAACTTAATCCTGTTTGATTATAAGGATTTCGAACAGTATCAAAAATACGCCATCCACGAGCATTTGGGGTTGATTCTTTTATTAATATAAATCTAGGTCTAAACCCAGTAAATACAAACGGGCCATCACTAGAGCCATTGCCTGTATAGCTACCAAATGCGGAATAGCCAGCGACTTCGGCAAAGCAGTAGGCTACAACATTGTCATTTATATCAAATGAATAACCAGATTCAAAACTTAATACAGTAGATGTCGGTGCTGTATTTGCCCAAATTCTAGAGTCATTAACTGATGCTGCTGTTGTTTGTAAAATTAAATAACTTTGTGTTTGACTAGATAATGATTGATGCCAAACTAACCATGAACTTGTAGTTGTTCTATCTTTAAAAATAACCATAGCAGGTTTAACACCAAGTCCATGACCAACAGTTTTATTTCCTGCTGTTCCAGCATTAAAAGTAACAATACTAAATCCAGCAGTAGTATTAGCACTTACTGTAGATGTAATAGAGCCTGCTGTGTTGGTTGAGCCTGAGCCATTGGCT